AAAGAAAAGATCAGATCAGCAATAAGAAATTGGGCAAGATTCCATTACTGGGACAGCGCAACAATAAATGATCTTACGGACGAAATTTTAAAACTCTACCAACCCTCCGAGAAACCAAGTGCGGAGGAGTGGTTTAAACAAAACTATTCTAAATCTTACGAGAAGATGTTAAAAGCAGCAAAATACTATGTTAAACCTCGGATGGACATGGAGTTGGTCTTTTATATAATGGAACAATACGCAAAGCAATGAAGAATATAAAAAAATGCGGTGGGGTGCTGGTTATCGATATGCTTATGCACACGAGTAGAACGTGCGAGAGGTGCAAGCGATACGAAAAGGGCCATCCTGGATTGGTCGATAAGCTGTTTTTTAATGTGCAGAAGCAGGTTTATTCATGCGAATACTTTATGCAATGATTGTAATAATTGATACGGAAAAAGGGGAGGCGTATAATTTTAAGACTCGCAAAGATGCTGGTAAATTTATCGGGGTGTCTATGCCAACGCTACGGGGTTGGCTGGAACACCCTTTTTTTTTGTACCGTAAATTCATAATAACTATGACAGGAAATGAAAAAATCGAAAAGTCAAAAAAAGCATTATACGAGGTGGAGTTTAGCAGGATTAGAAATCGTTTATTATCACAAAGGCCACAGGCCAAAAATTAAAAAACTATGTGGAAACTTGGAAGAAGATCAAAAGAAGTGTACGGATCTGGACTCGAGCCGGACTGGAAAAGTATCATCGATATGGCATTGGTTGTCTGCCCGATCGATTTCATGCTGACTGATGGAGTGAGGAAAGCGGAAGATCAATTCGAACTATATAAGATCGGAAGGGTAGAAAAGGCCGGGGGATGGTGCCCGAAATATGAGGACGGAAGAGGGATCGTTACGTATGCTGATGGGTATAAAGTAAAATCCAAGCATCAAAGGATAAACGGTTTCGGAATGGCTGTTGATGTGGCTGCGTATGTACCTGGGAAAAAGCATTTAGCGTATGACAGGTTGCACCTGGGGGTGATAATCTCAGCTTTTATCACTTGTGCGAATACCTTGTACCACGAGCAAAGAATAAGCTATATTTTACGATCTGGTGCAGACTGGGACAGGGACACCGAATGGCTGGAGAAAGATACGTTTCATGATTTACCTCATTTAGAATTGATAAAGCCATGATAAATATCAAGTGTAGAAGATGCGGAAAGGTTTACGAGGTGGAAAGAACCAGCGAGATCCCGAAAGATGTTAAAAGCCTGGAATGCAATTTTGGGCCATGCTGCGAAGATTATATGACGGATTACTATAAAGAAAAATATATACGATGAAAATACTAATTGAAGGAAACCCGAATAATACTATCAACCTGCCGTGTTCGAAGTATGAGTTTAAACAGAGGTTCGGAACTAAACTGTTCGCCTTTCGGAAAGGGGATATCGGGTATATTATCAGCGTGGACGATGGGAAGTGGCATATCAGTATCTCTCTGAAAGAACGAATCCCGAAGTATGCTGAGATAAAGCACGCCCGGTATTCTTATATCCCGGATGATTGTTACATGGCTCAGATATTTCCTCCGAGTAAAGAGTTCGTAAATCATGAACCAAATACGCTACATTTGTATGAAATATAAAGAGAAACTCGACAGGGTATTTTCTGAGTATATCAGAAGAAGAGATGCGGACGAGAATGGGATTGCGAAGTGCGTAACCTGCGGAACAGAAAAGCATTGGAAGGAGATGCAGGCCGGTCACTTTATTCCGAGGGGGAATATGTCGACCAGGTGGCACGAGGGAAATGTTCATGTTCAATGCAAGGAGTGCAACGAATTTAAAGGGGGGAACCTGGACGAATACGAATTGTTTATTGTTCACAAGTATGATCGAAAGGAGCCGGAGAGATTAAGGAAGATTGGAAGAACGGAACAGAAAATAATGGAGTTCGAAATTAAGGAACTAATAAAATACTATCGAATGAAAATCAAGAACGAGATATGGAGTTAAAGAATATAAAGCCGAACCCGGATAACCCGAGGACGATAAACAAGGTGCAGTTCGAAAAGCTGAAAGATTCGATACAGGGGTTTCCTGAGATGATGCGACTCAGGCCGATGGTGGTTGATTCCGATAACGTGGTGATGGGTGGCAATATGAGGTTGAAAGCATTGAAAGAATTAGGTTACGATAATATACCGGACGACTGGGTGGTGAGTGCTGACGATCTGACCGAAGAGCAGAAAAAGGAATTTATCGTAAAAGATAATGTCGGCTTCGGCGAATGGAATTGGGAGATATTGGCGAATGAATGGGATGCGGATTTATTGGCCGAGTGGGGGCTGGATGTTCCGAATATCACAGCCACGGAACTGCTGTCGGGATTGAAGTACGATCCGTTGTACTACGAGCCAATAGAAACACCGAATATAAATCTTAGGGATTGTATAAACACAGAGAAGTTCGATGCAAAGATCGAGGCCCTGGAGGAATATGAACTAACGAAGGAACAGAAAGAGGTTTTGAAAATGTTTGCGTATCGGTTTATAAAGATCGACTTCGAGAGGGTGGCGAATTATTATTCTTTCAATGCTTCGGAGGAGGAGCAGAAAGCTATCGAACGGCTCAGGCTGGTACTGACAGATAACGGAGCGGAAGGGTTTTTAGAGGATGATCTGTTAAGACTGTTGAATGTGATCGACCATGAAATAACCGAAGAAGATGATTGATATATTTATACCGAGTTATCACAGGCCGGATAATCTGAAAACGGTTAACTTCTTTCTGAAAAAGGGATACGATAAAAACCTGATCCATGTATTTATCGATGATGCTACGGATGATATTGAAGAGTATCAGAGAAGGGCCGAAAAGGATGGTTTCAATTTACATATCTTTGAAATGAAAGAAGCGAGGGAAAGGTTTGATTATGTTCATAGGGCGAGCGAGTCGAGAAGATCTGCCGGGCAGGCGAGGAATATGTTCTACGATATTGCGGAAAGCCTGGGGATAGATTTTTACATGGTTATGGATGATGATACGGCAAACTTCCAGACGAGGCCGTTTGCGAAATATTTATACATGAGTACTTATGAAGAGATAGTCGATACGTTTGTAGGGATAAAGGATTTCATGCAGAGAAGGCGAATCGGTTGTTTTGGGTTGTCGCAGAACGGAGATATGTTCGTGAAGGGCGAGAAAAGAATACTCAGAAAAAAGGTAATGAATACCACGTTCATAGATACGAGATTCATGTACAGGGGAGAGAGGGGCGTGCAGGATAATGATACGAGCCAGTTCGTGGGGATAATGAACGAGGGATATTTTACAGGATCTCTGGCCACGGGATTAGTATTACAGCAGACGCCAAGTGCTACGGCTACGGGTGGGCTGACTGAATTGTATAACGAATGTAAACTGCTAAATAAATCGTTGATAATTCCGATACAGTTTCCGAGTTGTTCTTATGCTGAGAAACAGAAAAGGAACGGGGGAAGGATATACCATAAAATCAGATATAGATATTTGCAGCCTTATTTGATGAAAGGAAAAAGGTCGAATATTGCCTGGGATATTTACCAGGAAGATGGGAAATTCACTAACGAACCGAAGAGATGACAAAAGCAGAAACGAAAGTTAGACAGACTGAACAGAATAAAAAGGCGGTGTTGGTTGCTCTGGAGAAAACGCTTGGGGTGGTTACGCAGGCGTGCAAGATGGTTGGAGTCGGCAGGACAAACTTTTATAACTGGTATGAGCAGGACAAAGAGTTCGCTAAACAGGTCGATGAGATGCAGGAGGTGGCACTCGATTTCGCTGAAAGTAAATTGCATAGCAGAATAAAGGACGGAAGCGATACTGCGATAATCTTTTTTTTGAAAACGAAAGGGAAGAAAAGAGGCTACGTAGAAAGAACAGAGTTTGCGAATGTGGATGCACCTGCGTTTGTAGTGAAGCCGGAGCAAAAAGGAGTGATGAAAGTATTAAAAACCGTTGATGAGAGAAATCGAAAGACAGGCAATTAACTTTGAGGTCACAGGGATATTCGACAGGCTGGCTGATGTCCTGGATAAACGGATAATTTGTTTATACGGTGGATCTTCTTCGAGCAAGACGATAAGTGCATTACAGTACCTTACTATCGTTGCGGAGATGAGCAAAGAATCGCTTGTTATTACGGTAGTAGGGGAAAGTGTTCCCGTAATAAAAAGGTCGGTATTTCGGGACTGGCAACGTGTAGTGATGAAGGGCCGGTATATACCGGACAGGTTTAATAAGAACGATAATACTTATACTTTCGAAAACGGATCTATATTACAGTTTATTCCTGCTGATGAAGAAGCGAGGTTCTTTGCTATGCGACATGATTACGTTTTGATTGATGAAGCGTATAACGTGAAGAAAGGAATATTTGATCAGATAGAAATACGAACCAGAACGCAGATACTTTTAACGTGGAACCCGGTATCGCCATTCTGGGGAACGAAGCTGGAGGACGAGAGGGATGACGTAGCGGTGATTCAAGCCACGTATAAGGATAACCCGTTTATTGAGAAAAGTATTATCGATGCTTTGGAGAAGAGAGCGAACACAGATCCGAACTTTTACAGGGTTTTCGTCCTGGGGAAATACGGAACCCTGGAGGGATTGATATTCGAGGAGGGCCGGAACTGGTTTAAGTGTGATGAACTGCCGGAGGATTATAAACGAAGGATCTTTGTAATCGACTACGGGTTTACTGCTGATCCGACTGCGATCCTTGAAATAAGATATTCGAATGGCGAGTTCTGGATAGATGAAATCGAGTATAAAAGCGGATTGTTTAACAGGGATATATTTGCGATACTCTTCCCAGAGGCGAAGAATAATATTGAGATCGTGGCTGATAGTGCAGAGCCGAAATCGAATGCTGAACTTCGACAGATGGGGCTGAATATTATCGGGGCGGTGAAGGGGCCGGATAGTGTGAAGTTCGGATTAAGGACGATGAAGGAATTCAAGATCAATATCACGAAGAGAAGTATAAACACGATAAAGGAGTTTCGGAACTATTCTCGGAAGAAAGATAAACACGGTGTATTTACTGATGAACCAATCGATGATTGGAATCATGGAATCGATGCGACCAGGTATGGAATTACACATATTCGGAAGAATCCCACGTACGGAAAATATGCTATTTCTTAAAATTGTTTTTTAGTGAGTAGAAATAAAACTAAATTTGATTAATCTAAAAACCGATCAAGATTATTTTACTATCAGCGATTATGTAACGAATACGTGAAATGAGTAACGAAGAATTAATAAGGGATCTGGTTACGAAGGATAAACAGACCGTGATAAAAGAATGTGCGAAACTGCTGGAGTCGAATAAAAGACTTGTAAAGAATATTAACCGGGTGCATGAGATTAACGCAGAACTGTTGGAAAAGATGGAAGCGATGAGCAAGGAGAGTGAAAGAGTCGAGTCGTTAAGTATATGGAAATTTATACGATATAAGCTGAAAATATGAAATTGAAAATACCTACGGAGTTAAAAGATATTACCCTGGAGCAGGTGCAGAAAGTTCTGCTGATCGAAGAGAATAAAGATATCGATCCGTTCCCAAAGATGGTACATTCTGTTGCTGTGATGACCGGAAGGACACCGCATGAAATCGGTAAGGTGGCTATCGCTGATCTTGAAAATATTTATAACAGGATCTTCGATATGATAAACGGGATAGGATCGGCCCCGTTGCAGCAGAAAGTAAAATACCTGGGGAGAGAATATGCGTTTATTGAGGACGTTCGGGACATGGAAACCGGGGCGTTTATCGATATTGACGAGATGGCGAAAGACGAGAATTATGCTATGAATCTTCATAAAATTATGGCGATACTATACAGGCCGATAGATGCACAGATAAAAGACCGGTACAGGTTGAAGAGTTACGTTGATGAGGGACAGAAAGAGAGAGAAGAGAGGCAGGCGATATTTCTGAAACACATGACGTTTGATGTAGTGAGGGGAGCGACCGGTTTTTTTTTGCTCGTCACTCAGAGATGCTGCGGTATCTTAGACGACTCGTTCCCGGTTCTTCATCGACTGACGGTGGAGAGCGTGACGGCTGGGGCTGGTATAATTTAATCTATACGGTAGCCGGAAAACAGTTTATAAATATCGATCCGGTGTTGAGAAGTGGGATAAGCGAAACGATTACATTTTTTGGATATGAAGCGGAATTATCAAGGCGTAGTAAAAAGAATTAAAGAGATTGCGGAGGCGCATCCCCAGGTGAACTCGGCTGATGATGGCCGGGAACTCGAGTTCGATGTAACGAAACGTATGCTCTGGCCGAGGGTATTTCTGAGGACTGAATCGAGCGATATAATTGGTGGCGATGGATCTGTCGAACTGACCGTTAATTTTACATTGTTGGTAGCTGACAGGCTGAAAGCGGACAGGGGAAATATTGTCGATGTGCTTAATACTACCCATGCGATTATGACAGATGTCCTGGCTTCGTTGCATTATGAACAACTGGTCAGGCTGGTGGATATGACTGCGACACCCTTGTATGATTACCAGGACAGTCAAAGTGCCGGCTGGAGCATACCTATTACTGTCTGGCTGGATGTCGGATTCGAATGTTATACGAAATGAAGTGGGACGAATTAGATAAAGCGGTAAATGTTTTTGCAAAAGGTGTTGTAAAACAGGCGAGGGGAAACCTTACAAGAGAGAAGGCGAACGCTTCTAAAACCCTGTGGAGGTCGATTGGTTACAGGTGGAAAAATTGGGTGCTCGATTTTGTGATGGAAACTTACGGCACGTTTCTGGATCGGGGTGTGTCCGGGACGGGTAAGCTGTGGGTTTCCAAAACAAAGTATATGCCGGTGGCGTATAACGTGAGTGATTCCGGGTATAAGTTTAACAGGCAGAAGAAGTCGATCGGGGGATCTCTGAAACAATGGCTGAGATTAAGAGGAGTATCGTTAAAAGCGGAGTTTCCGATAAAAAGAAGTATCCACGCTAAGGGAATAAGACCGAGGCGTTTTTTTACGTATGCCTTCGACAGACAGCTGGATAAATTTAACGACCAGGTGGGAAGGGCGATTAATAGTGATTTGAATAAACACATAGATAAAATATTAAAACAATAAAGGATGGCGATAAGTATAATTTCATATCCATTAACCGATCCTGTAAAAATAACATTTTCATATCCTGCAATAGTTGTTTTACAAGGCAGTAGCTATGGAGCCGCAAATGTTACTCAGCATAGATTTAGAATTACAATAAGTGTTGATAGCGTAGAAGTTAGTGAGTTGACAACGGTCGTTGATGATGTTACAAATAAGCGTGGCAGATTTGATTTAATGGAGCCGGTAAAGTCGTTAATTGAACAGAGTATATATGCAGAGGATGGAAGTACACCGTTGACGCAAATTACTGGGGTTACTGGTAGGCCGGCAAATCCTGGAGCATTTAAGGAAATCGAAGTTGCGTTTTTTGAAGAATATTATTTATCAGGTGTATGGACAAGTAATGCAGCTGCGCCATTTACATATAATGCGTTTCGTGGATGGACTGATTTAATAAGCGTTCCGACCTATATTTGGAAATATACTAACTGGAATGATTTTAACGGACTTCGTAATTTTACGCCTTATACTGGTAAGGGTTACCAGGTTTATCCAATACGCCCAAGTAATTCAGAATATACGGATGTAGGTATAAATCAGTATATGATTGTCAGGATAAATTGGCTAACGGATACAGGATTTCCTACATCTATTGATGATTTTGAATTCGACAGGACTGATGCATTAAAAAGCGAGGTAGTTTATATTAATATGATATATGGGGAAACGATACTGGATGAATGTGCAGGCATAGAAATACGAGTTTATACGAATGATATATCTTCAATATTTGGTGCTACGCTCGAAGAAACAATTACGATTGATAAGAATGTAGAAGTTTGCGAAAATGAAAATGAAACGCTTATGTTTCGAGATAGGTTTTTTCAGTGGTCATTTATGCATTTTCCTAAGATTTCCAGAACAAATATTGAAACGGAATCGATTAGCGGTGAACTGCCGAGGACCGCTGACGTACCAGGAAGGTTTCGATATAATGTGAAAGCACGTGAACGAATAAGTTTAAATACTGATTGGATGGATGAGCAACAGAATCCCTTGATCGAAGATTTGATTGCAAGCGAATCTGTTTGGCTGGTTGATCAGACCGATGGAAGTTTAGAACAGGTAATTATTACACCATCATCGATTAGGCTAAAAACTCGTAGAATTGATAATCTTATTCAGTATTCGATGAGCATAGTAAAATCGCTAAATAACTTCACTGCATGATTGAACTAATTACAACTACACTGGCTGGTGATAGGTATAAACTCGATACTAATGATGGCGAAATGGTATCGGTTAATAAATCGTTTTTAGAATTGCAGGACTTTACAAAGCGTAAAAGTGACTTTACGAAATCATTCAGACTTCCAAGAACGACACGCAACGATAAATATTTTGGGTTATTTGGGAACCTTGCAGCGACAGGTATATTTTGGAATACATCATTTGCTGCTGAATGTTTTTTATTGGATGAAACGAATTTGATAATTCGAGGAACCTTGCAATTAATGGAAACCAATACAGATAACGACTATTACCTTGTATCAATATCAGGAACACTATTTTCTTTAAAAACAGCTATTGGAAATAAAAATATGTCAGATATCGATATGACGGATTGGCTTTTTGATAATACCGATATTATTAATACGTGGGATAGATTTATATTTGGTGGGCATATAGTATTTCCGATACACGACTTCGGTTTTGGTATGGGGTTCTACAAGAAAAAAGATACTGGTAATGTAATTATCGATATAACAAATGCGTATTGTACTAATTCAATTATACTTGATAGATTGCTACCTGCGTTTCGGCTTAATGAAATATTGAGGCGTATGTTTTCTGGTCTTGGGTTTAAACTTTCCGGGTCATGGTTTAGCGAGGCACAATCTGAAAATATATATGTGCAAAGTGATAACCCGTTGAGCGGCTTTGCAGAATTAGAAATTAATCCACTAAACGCAGAGAGTCAATTTACTGAGGTTTTGAATACTTATACGATAATTCCATTAATTGCAGATCCCTCAAATAGTTTATTTAATGATACGACTCATGTCTTTACAGCTTCGATTGATGCAACGTATAGTTTTACATTCAATGCGTATGCTTCTGGAAGAATTCCATTTGGTCAATATGAGTGGAGAATAGTAAAAAATGGGGTTACGGTTTTGAGGACAAGTGCAGCGATAAATACTGGTGTTTCGGAAATATATTCGGCTGATTATACGCTGGTTAGTGGTGACACAATAGAGATGCAAATAAAAGATTATACAGGTGGGACACCTACAAGGAGAATGACGATAGTAAGTTCTACATATATGCAAATGACATCATTTACCCTTGCTGGAACAGATACAAATCCAGCTCAATATCTTAAAAATTATAAGCAGATTGATTTTCTGCGTGAGATAGTAGGGATATTTAATATCGTTTTATGGCGTGATAATGAACTGTCGTTTCGCCTTGATACCTACGATTATTATATGGCTAATTATGGAGAACAAAAAGACTGGACTAATAAAATTGATGTATCAAAAAAAGTAATTGTTAAGCCTGTAAATACAGAATTAACGAATCCAATTAACTTGGAATTGAAGCATGGTCAGGATGTGCTGAATACAGAATATATCGAAGTTACTGGCCGGGCATATGGAGCATATCGAGAAGATACCAGATTACCATATACTAAGGAGCAACAAAAACCTTTTAAGATCTTTGCGCCATCACCATTGCAGGAGATTTATTCGGAAGTGTCTGGGGCTGAACATACAGAGATAGTATGCGGTAAGTATTTTGCCAGTGCTGATGATTTAACGTATAAACCCCCTGGATTACAATTAATGTATTATTGCGGTGTTCGAGCATTGACAATTCCTGTTTACGCTAAAAGATTTATCGGCGATATCTGTTTAGATTATGCTGAAATTCCAGTATTCAGTCCGTTTTATCTTTACTCTGTTGATTCATGGAAAGTGCAGGCAGATACTTTGGATCTGAATTTTACATGGTTTACTCCTCCGAGCGATAACGTGGATGAGCCGGCAGAAAATAACTTGTATGAAAGATACTTCAAAGAAATGCTTCGGGATAGGTATTCGCCGGAGGTAAAAGTTGTAGAGTTTTATGCTTTTTTAAGCACACAAGATATAACTCAATTTTCATTTGCTGATAAAATTATGATTAATATAAACGGAACCCCGGTATCGGTTAGAGTATTAGAAATAAAAGATTATGTGCCGAATAGTGGTGAACCTGCGAAAATTAAAGCGATGATAACATTTATATAAGATGGATAAAATTGTATTTCAATATTTACGGGGGATGGTCAAATTGTGTATGGAAAATGACACAAGACCGTTGGATGATGTCAGTAAAAGAATTCCGAGGAAGGTAAAACATATAAGGGCATGGCAGAAGAGAGAATAGTAAGAACGATAGAAATAAAAACGAAGGGTGCTGAGAAATCCCTCGGAGATGTTGATAAGGCTCAGAAGAATGTAACGAAATCGACTTCTAAGCTGGATGATTCACTCGGTAAACTACCTGGCCCGTTAGGTGCCGCGAGAGCCGGGGTGCAGAGTTTGAGTAAAGCGTTTAAGGCTTTAATGGCGAATCCTATTGTCCTGCTGATAGCTGCGATCGTGGCTGCTCTGGCCGGCCTGTTTAAGGCGTTCACGAAAACGCAGGCCGGGGCTGATAAGATGGGCGATGCGATGACCGCCCTGGGGGCTATTATCGAGGTGCTGGTCGAGAGGGCTGCGAAACTGTTTATGGCATTGGGGAAGATTGTCCGAGGCGATATAAAGGGGGGATTCGATGAAATCAAGGGGGCTGTTAAGGGTGTCGGTGATGAGATGAACGAGGCAGCCAGGGCAGCGATTGAACTGGAGAGGGCAACGAGAAGATTATATGAAGCGGAAACGGAGGTTATTGTTGCGAACTCTGAGAGAAGGCAACAGATTGCAGAACTGGTTTTTTTAACCCGGGATCAGACGAAAAGTATTGAGGAGAGAAGACAGGCGATTCTGGATGCTGATAAAATCGAGAAAGAGATCCTGCAAGATAATATTAGACTACAAGAACAAAGGCTGGCCAATGTAAGGCAGGAGATCGAGAACACCCCGGAGTTGCAGAGAACCAGGGAGCAGTTTCGAAAAATAGCCGAAGAGGAAGCGAAGTTAATTGATCTGCAAACGAACTCTTTGGCTAAACAGAGAGAGTTGAAAAACAGGCTCAATGAACTGGATAACAAAGCTGCGATGGAGGCTGCTGCGAGAGCCAAGGAGCAGGCCGAGTTATCGAAGGCAGAGGAGGAAAGACTCGCTGCGGAGGCTGAGGAGAGGGCAGAGAAACAGGCCGAGATGGCTGCTGCTGAACAGGAAAGGCTGGACGCTATTGCGGAGGCTGAGAGAAAAAGAACCGAATCCCTGGAGGCGTATAAAAGAGCAGAGAGGGAAAAGACGCACCAGGGAAGGCTGGAGAATCTTCGAAATGAACTGGAGAGCGGAGCGATACTGCAAGAAGAATACAATTTAAGGTTGGAGGATCTGGAGGAGAAGCACCAGGAAGATCTTAAAAAGATAAAAGAACAGTCGAGACAGGAGCAGTTAGCTGCTGATCAGAAAGCACAGGCAGAGAGGGATCGGCTAGCTGCGGAGCAGGTCGAAAACGAGATGATGTTAAGGGATGTGAAAGCGCAGATCTATAACGACTCGCTGGATGCTTTGATCGGGTTCCTGGGTGAAGGCAGTAAAGCTGCGAAAGCTGTTGCGATCGCCGATGCTACCCGGAGCGCAATAGCTGGTGCGATAAATGCTTTTACGAGTGTGGTGAAACTTCCGGCCCCGGTTGGCCCGATCCTCGCCCCGATTGCTGCTGGCGCTGCTCTGGCTGCCGGGATGGCAAATGTCAGGAAGATAGCACAGACGGATACGCCTATACGTGGGGGCGGTGGTGGTGGTGGATCTGCCCCGAGTATAAATTTATCGCAGCCTGATACGAATGTGGATGATATTGTTCAGACGGATGTAGGGATCGGAACGGATGTTAATATTGTGCAGGATCGGACTTCGAGAGGGAACGTAAAAGCGTATGTTGTGGAAAGTGAAGTAACGGCCGAACAGGATATGGCACGACAAAGAGAGAGAGAATCGAGTTTATAAAAAGACTTGCAGGTATTTTATAGCGTCCTTGTAACGTGTTGATATAGAGCGAAAAGAGAGATCGGAAATGATTGGTATGAATATATTAAGAAGATTAAAAGTCGATTATTCGGCTTGTTTGGGGCTTTAAATAGCGTTTTACACATTAGTTGATTTTTAGTGAAATAAATAATGTTTAGATTTGTATAAACAGAATTCAGATGAATATTATCGAATTGAAATTATCGGAAGATGGAAACGGGGAGGGAATAACTGCGATTTCCCTGGTTAAGCATCCGGCTATCGAACAGACCTGGATAACGTTTTCAGAGGGGGGAGAGGTGAAGCCGAATCCGCACTTTGCTTTTAAAGTTCTGGATAAAGAACAAAGAATCGTAGCAGGCCCGGCTATGGTTCCCGATAAGCTGATTATTCGAATGGGCGAAGATGGTGAAGAGTTTTTCGTATTTTTTAAAGCAGATACGATCCGGGATTTATCAGAAAAATTCCTACTTCAAGGTCGCCAAAACAATATGACGTTAGAGCATGAGGCAACGATAAACGACCTTTCGGTTGTCGAGTCGTGGATTGTGGAAGATCCCAAGAGGGATAAATCGCAAGTCTATGGGTTCGATCTTCCGATGGGTAGTTGGTTCGTTAAAATCAAAGTCTTGAACGATGATGTTTGGCAGCTTGTGAAGAACAAGGACATCGAGGGTTTTTCGGTCGAAGGAGTATTTGCGAAAGAGTTAATAAAACAATCAGAAATAATGAAAGAAGAAAAGAAAACGAAGCTGGACGTTTATTTGTCCAAGATCCAAAACCTGTTCTCAGATGAGAAAGAGGTCGAGGAGAAAAAAGAAGAAGTAAAAGCGGAGAAGTTCGCAAGTATTGAGGTGATTGCGTCCGATGGAAGTGCGATCGAAATCAACTACGAAGGCGAAACACTTGAACCCGGGTTGGCTATTACGCATACCGTTGAGGGCGAGGAAGTGGCTGTACCGAGTGGCGAATATACTTTGCCAGATGGTCAGAAACTGATCGTGGCCGAGGACGGCGTTGTCGGAGAGATCGTACAGGGTGAGCAAGAGGAGGAGATGAAGCAGGACGGATTGAAAGCGGATAAGATCGATGCGTTGATTGATGGGATTGCGGAGATCGTTGTGAACTTCAAGAAGCAGGTGAAGGAGGATTTCGAAAAGGCGATTGAGAAAAGCGAATCAGTGTTGAGGGAAGAATTTAACCGACCTGGAGATGATCACAAAAAAGAGACACCCGAGGGTGTTGATAAAAAGGAAATCATCAAGGGGCTGAATAAGTTCGTTTCCGAGGCGAAGAAGTAAAATTTTAAATTTATAGAATTATGGCAACAACAACTGTAACATATAGCAACGATGTTGATAGGATCATTGATACGGTTCTCGAACTGGATGATGATAAAACACTCACTCCGGCAGATTCTGGGAAAACTATTTTTCTGAATGCAGCAGGAGGTGGAACAGTTACCCTACCTGATGTAATGGCAGGATTGAATTTCAGTTTCATTGTTGGAGCAACTGATCCGACAACAGCCTGGATTATTGACAGCGCAGAGGGTGATAATATCAATGGGGTTCTAACCGTAAATGGTGCGTTGGTCGCAGCGGAAGCTGATGATCAAATCAACTTTGTGGCGAGTACAGCCGTATCTGGTGACCGTATCGATTTAACCTGCGATGGAACAAATTGGTATGTAAAAGGAGTCGGATCAGCTGCTGGATCAATAACAGCAACAGACCCGTCTTAATTATTAGTAAAATTTTAAATTTATAGAATTATGGCAACAACTTTATCATTAACAACCTCGTTTGTAGGCGAAGCCGCAACGGAGTTGATCAACAAAATGTTCTACGGGGCGAAAACCGTAGGAGATGGAAATATCACCATCAAAGATGATATTAATAAATCTTATGCGATCCGCAGGCTGGCTGGTAGTGGATTGATTGCAGCACCAACGTGCGACTTTACTCCGGCCGGGACGATTACTATTGACGAAAACGTATTGACTCCTGCTGCGTTTGAAGTTAATTTGCAGATGTGTAAAAAAGACTTTAAACACGTTGACTGGTCGAGCGTAAGGATGGGTACAGGAATGGGCCGTAACCTTTCGCAGGACGTTATCGATGCCGTACTGGCTGAGATCCTGGGCCACGTGGGTAACGAGGTCGAGTATTCAATCTGGCAGGGTGATACTGGCGGGGCAGATTACACGCTGATCGATGGCTTTATTAAGCTGATGACAGCGAATGTTCCAGGAGATAATCAGACAACCCCTGCTGCTACTACTGCATCGAACGTGGTTGCTCAGTTGGGTGCTGCTTACGATATCGCTGCTGCTCAGTCTTGGTTCAATGCTCCCGATATTATGTTCTGGGTTGCTCCGAACGTGGCTGCTGCTTATAAGCAGGCGTTGGCGAACCAGGGGTTCATGGATCAGTATTCAGCTGGAGACAAGCCGTTGAACTTTGTCGGTGTACCGATGGCGGTTGCTCCTGGAATGGAAGCATCGAACTTTGTGCTGAGTCATAAAGGGAACCTTTTCTTCGGTACCGAGAGTGTGAGTAATTTCAATGAGGTTACCGTTAAGGATATGGCAGATATTGACCTTTCGGATAACGTGAGGTTCCGGGCATACGCCACGATGGGTGTGCAGGTAGGCTGGTACGATGAGGTCGTATTTCATGCAGATGATTAATAACCGAATAGGGGGTGCGGATATTCTGCATCCCTTTTTCTAAAACAATAATATTATGGCTTGTGACTTATCAAATGGACGACTGCTGGACGAATGTCTTGTGGGGCGTGCAGGAATAAAAACCCTGTTTTTTGCAAAACTGAATGATTTCAGAGCATTGACAGGGATTACAGAATCGGATGGAGAAATTACAGATTTGGGTGCTGACTCGATTACGATTCACCGCTTCGAGATGGCAGATAATGTGGGTAACTTTGAGCAGGCGGTAAACGCTTCGCAGGAAAACGGAACCGTGTTTGTGGCTCAGACTCTGACGTTGACGATGTTCAATATCAAGCCTGCCGACCTGGCTGATCTGAACGCAATGAAAAAAGGTCGGTTCGTTATCTTTGCGATGGACTTTCAGAATAAGATCCGTGTATTCGGAAGGTATAATGGAGCGACAGCGAACGGAGGTTCGGAAGCATCCGGGACTGCTGCCGGAGATAAAAAAGGTTTGGATATGACCTTTATTGCAGAGGAGAACGACTACGCTGATTTTCTGGAAGATTTCACTACGACTGCGTTTGATAACTTTTCGAATGTTACCGTAACGCCAGCGTATTGATGTTTTATGTCGATAAGAATTTAGGCAGTTTTGGCTTTACGCTGACGTTAGGTGCGGAGTTGGTTATTCCGCCCCTTTCGTTGGTGTATAAAAGAAGAGGAACGAGCGAGGCTGGATTGTATGAGATACCTTCGGATGATATAGTAGAAGGGAACCGATTTACGGAGATCCAGAACGTGCCTACATCGATATTCGAAGGAAGCGGACAGTATGAATATATTATCAATGATGTTACCAGTGATCCGGTAGAAATCGAATCGGGATTATTTATTGTTACTACCGACCCGATAACAAAACCTAAGTATGGAACAGAAAGAGCAAGATCAGAGTATAAAGGGAATATCTAAAAAGGAACCGAATATCTCGGTCTTCGACTTCGGGGAAATCGAACTACCTGTTGCGAGTGAAAGGAGTTACGAGGATTTCGTTGCCTATGGCGATGATAATTTATTCCCGATTGCTCTTATAAACTCATGGTTACAATCCCCGATTCATAATGCGATAGCGACTGGTATCGTGCAGATGATCACGGGGGATAGTATTACGTTTGACAAGAAGGTTCTGGACGTTGAGGCGTTTGCGAGAAGGGTAAACAAGAAGGGCGAAACCCTGGATGATCTGATAAATAAAACTGCTTTCGATTTATATTTGCACGGTTATTTCGGATGGGTGATTATTTGGAACGCTGCGAGAACGAAGATTGTTGAACTGTATCATACACCTGCCGAGCAGATCAGAAGCGGAAAGGTGAACAAGGAAACTAATGAGGTCGATGATTTTTACATTTCATGGGACTGGTCGGACTATCGGAAGAAGAGATTCAAACCACAACGGATAAAGGCGTACGATCCTACTGATAGGAGCGAGGCGAAACAGATGATGTTCGTGAAGCAGTACCGGCCGAATCAATACTATTATTCGACTCCGAGTTATATCGGGGGAATAAACTGGATACTATTGGATAACAGGATCGGTGAATTCCATTTAAACAATATCGAAAACGGATTTTTCCCTTCAAGTATCGTGCAGTTTTTTAATGGTGAACCGCCCCAGGAAGAGAAGAGACGGATCGAACGGAACTTCATGGATAAATTCACCGGGAAGAGATCTTCGAAAATGGTTTTCGTTTATAATAATAACCAGGAACAGAAGGTTGCTTTCGAGACTTATGAGCCGGCCGGGATCGAGAAAAGGTTTCGGGATCTGATGCCGGAGGTAAGCAAGAATATTATGATCGCTCACAGGGTTCCTTCGCCATTGCTTTTTGGCATAAGAGATTCGGGAGGTTTAGGAAATAATGCGGAGGAGTTGGAAAGTTCGTCATTGCTGATGAATAAGATGGTCGTAATACCTTTGCAGAATATTATATTATCGACTCTGGATAGGATCTTTCGTACGAATGGATGGGAGACGAATATTACGATTGAAACCTTACAGCCTGGGCAATGGTTAAAAGAGAACAGCGATGATGCGGATGCGTCCGTAGATGAGAAATTCTCGAAAAATAGCAAGGTAATCCCGAAAGAATTAGAAAACAAAGTCTTAAACCACCTGAGAGAAAAGGGAGAGAAAAGGGAAGATCTGGAGGAAGACGGATTCGTCCTGGTGCAGGTCGATGATATGCTGACTGCGGAAGGCATAAAGATGAAACTCAAAGGAGACGAGTTCACGAATATATCGAGCAACCCGGAAGATCCCAGCTACCTTGATAAAGGACTTTATAAAATACGATATGAATACCGGGGGCCGAGAGACGAAAAGAACAGGGATTTTTGTGCGTCTGTTTTGGATATGAATTATATCTATCGTAAAGAGGATATCGATACGATGACGAGCAACCAGGCGAACCCGGAGTTTGGCGTTTATTCTATCTGGGATTATAAAGGATCTTACGGATGTCGGCATAAGTGGCACAGGCTGGTATTTTTCAGAAAGAGGAACCCGAAGGGGCAGTTTATGCCGAATGAAGGTTTAGAGAACGATAAGACTGTGAGCAGGTCGGATGCTCCCCAGGAGGTGATCCCGGAAGATAGAAACGCAACCACGGTAAACAAGGACTTATGAGAGAAGAAGCGTTAATATTAAGCGAGGAGGTTTTCAAGACGATGGCCCCGGTGAGTGGCGATCTTGACTGGAACTATATTTGGCCGCATATTCAGGCGACTCAGGATAAATGGATTCAGCCTGCGCTGGGGCAGAGTCTTTATGAAAAGATTATGACGGATATTGCCGGGGGGAGTCTGTCGGGGGATTATAAAACCCTGGTAGATGATTATATCGTGCGTGTGACGGTGTGGTTTACTTGCTACGGTGGTTTACCCTTCTGGGGTGTTAAGGTTGTAAATTCGGGGATCATGCAGCGTATTGTCGATGATGGGCAGGCGGTGTCGTTTACTGATATTGACAAGCTGGCTGAATTGTGCCGGGGCCAAGGGGAATTCTATAAAGAGAGGTTAATAAATTATTTGCGTGCGAACTCTTCGAAGTTTACTGAATTCACGAAAACGGTAAGCGGAGAGATGGGGGCCGATGGTACGAATTACTCTGGGGGGTTGAACTTAGAACGATATACATGAGTATCTGCGGATCATATTGTCAGCGTCCCTGGTATATGGGTAATAACACAGGAATAAACTGGATACTTTCAGAGGGTACGTGGCGATATAGTGGAGTATGGATCGATAACGAAACTTGGGACGATGGGGTGTGATATAGTCAGCGGAAGATTGCTCGATGAATGTCTGGTCGGAAGGGCCGGGATTCAGTCGTTATTTATTATGAAGTATAACGACTTTGCAAAGATTACGGTTTCTGAAACTGACGGAGAGATCACGGATTTAGGCAGCGACCCGATAGTGGTTTTTCAGTTTGATCTGGATTCGAATAAAGGATATTTCTAGCAGACTGTTGGTACGGGATTAGGGGTTTCGTTTGTTACTCAAAACGTGATGCTGGAGTTCGAGGGAATAAGGCCGGAAGATGTTGACGTTATCAATATTTTAAAGCGTGGGATCTGGACGGGGTTTACTTTAGACTACAACAATAAAATACGCTTATTTGGTGAACGCAACGGAATGTATGCTTCGGGGGGAAGTGATATAAGCGGAGTATCGGCCGGGGATAAAAAAACGTACTCTTTGATATTATCGGCAAGCGATGATGATTATGCAAAGTTTCTGGAAGATTTCACCACGACACCGTTTGATAACTTTGCAAATGTAAGTATCTCGAGTGGCTGGATATTGGCCGAGGGCGAATGGGATGATCAGGGAGCGTGGATAGATTCAAGATTATGGATTGATTAAATTAAAATACAATGGCAACAAAAATTAGCAACGGAGAGAGCGGATTAAGCGTAAGAACAAAATTGAATTACCTGGTACCGGAAACCCCGGCAGCGTTTGATCCTGCCGTGATTACGCTAACCGATAAAGAGGTGTATTATTCTGCATATACACAGGTAGGAGCGTTGGCGATCTCTGCTCCTACGAATAACTATGGAACTGGTGTTGCGTTTACTGTGAAGGTAACGACTGACGGTAGTGCGATTACATACCCGGCTGGGTGGCTTGCTGTGAATGATGAGTACTATGTTAGGATTAGCAATGAGGTTAGGCATCATGAACTCCGGGGGTGGGGGGATTCCTTCCCCTGATCTGGCATTGTTTCATTTGGATGGTGAGACAGCAGAATTTGAGGGTACAGATTACTTTGTCGATCAAACAGGTAATGACCGTAATTTTGTGATTACTGATAAGGATTTCACAGCTTTTTATTTCCCTTATAAGTCAGCGGCCGACTCCGTCCCCAGTAAACAAGGTCCGGCGAGTAGCTCAGCCACATGGAGCACGGGTTCAGCTCGTTGCCGAACGGTCGGTCGAGCCGCACGTAGAGGCCATCGATCCGCTCGGGAAACAGCGGCGTGCCGTCGAACTTCAGCAGCTTCTCCTTGACCAGCCGGCGCATCATGTCGGAAGCGTCCGTGACATGGACCCCCTCCCGGGGCCGGCCC